GTCAAAACTTATTGACTTAGATCCCTATTACTCTTCTGACGCTTCGTAAGAATCAGAAGAAATATTAGGGTTTTCAAATGGATCTAGTTCTTGGTAATGTGTGATAAGTACATCACCTTTCCCTAGACAAGAGTCAAAGAAACCCATAGAATATAGGTACTCTGGCTGTGCCATGTAGATATTCCAGTGATTATACTCTGGAAGATCCGATGGCTCTTTGAACATTGAGGCTGCATGTCGTCCCCACTTGGGAAAATGTGCTTTAAAAAAGCTTTCCCCGTGTAACTTTACAAACGCTCTAATTCTCTCGATAGGAATTGCCCCAGGATGGGGTTTCAGATCGGGATGATCTCTTAATGATGAATCATTAGGTTGATCAAAAATAGAATAGAATGCAGTACGGTTCTCGGCGAAGATTTTGGTTATTACTTCTACTCCGGTATTAAGTACTACACCCCTCATGTAATCCATCCTACTCTCAGCTTTGAGAATATGGATAAGGATCTTCAAGGGAGAATCCTGAAGAGAACGTACAGGTACGGACTCTAAACGGATTTTCTTCAAAGCCCTCTGGGGTAATATTAACAGTTCTTGGTAACGATCGATATGATCCATTAACTTAAGGAGTTCCTCCAAAGAGAGACCCCTAAGATTAATAGTCTTAACTTTCGTTAGTTCAGACCAATGGCGCACTAACTTAGTGTACACTTGGAAGAACAACTGACAATATAAGGGATGAATAAACTTCCCTACCGGTGATAACCGATCGAATACTTTCGGTTTCATCGTAAATGCCCCTTCTGCGGTTAAGGCAGAACCCAAACTCTCCATATCGGCGTTGGGAAAATCCAATGCAAGCATAACCATAGATTTTGCTAAGGTCATTGCATCATTAGATGGTGATAGGGCATTAACCCTATAACCAGGTTTATCGAGGGATTTACTCCCATAGAGAAACGATACTATAGTCTTAACCAAAGCGGTTTTTACCGCTAGGTTTTGAGTAGAGTAATCTAAAAATGCAACGTTTTTATGCGGTATCGAAATCAGTTCTTGAGGGAGCGTAGCTCCCGCAACAGCTGATACGAAGGCCCTGATTATGGCACCATAGCTTTGTTCAAAAAGCGCTGGTACAAGAGTCAGTTTTCCCTCACGATAGGCAATTACTTGGTGAATTACTTCTGAAACCTTTAATACCCCGGAATTGGCGAACATAGACGCCAATCCTAAGTAGAAGAGATTAGGAAGACCCACCTCGTAACGACTTTGACGAGAGAATCGAGTAATGTATCTGATAAGGTGATTTTTTACAATCCCTTTTCTCAGAATTGAGAAGCAGATACCTACTCGGCCCATTACAGTTGGTTGGGACATAAATTGTGCCCAACTGATTGCGGCTACGTGCCGCCCATAGTGACCTGTTACTTTAGCAAATTCGAAGGTAGGGTTCTTAGCAACCACGCTTTTCGCGAGGTTGATAGGAACACCTATCTCGGACATGACAAGCAGGTAGGCATCAGCTACATAGTGATCGAAGAAGACAATGTCATCTCCGAGAACTTCGTAACCGGTGTACCACCCGTCAATCCAGAACCTGGCAAGGTCCGGATTGCCGACAGATCTACTACGCCATGCGGCAAGTTGAGCTAGAAGGTGGTGAGTCACCGCCAACATAGCCCAAGAGCTTAAGGCTCCCATAGGTTGTCCGACCGAGTAACGGTAAGGACCAACAAATTTCTCATAAGATTTTTGTTTGGTCTCAAGATGATAGTTCCTGCTTGTAAGCAAGGAACCTCATACTTTACCGATACCTGGTATGATTTTATCCAAGATTTGTTCTTGGATAGATAACGGAAGGCGATCAGTTGCAGCCGAAAGGTCGTAACCGAACGAACAACCCGTTAGCGTACTTTTCTCTAGACACCTTCTTACTGAAGAGTCCTGATCAAAAGTCGCATCATTAGGAACAGTTTTCAAAAAAGCGAATAGCATATCATGCAAAGGCTTTAATGCAATCTGGTCCCACGTAGTAACCATGGCAAATACTCGTACTTTCCCTGCGGCTTCTTCTTTTAAAGCAAGACGCCCCGCTGGTGGAACATAATCTCCAGGTTTGGAGAATATATCTAACATCGGTTTAACAGAGTCAAGCAAACTACTCATATGCGTAAGCATTTTGAGATAGTGAACCTGACCTGTCATCGCAAGGAACTTAAAGAGTATGTCCTCAAGGTTTTTCTCCTTAAGGACCCGCACATCTTTAAAGAGGCCGACCCAAGACACTTTTGATGTCGAGGATGCGGCCTCCAAAATTGGAAGATAGGGTAAACCTTTTCGACCAATTTTAAAGGGGGTCTCGGTAACGCTAAGAAGCAATAAATCGAATCTAGACGTCGGAACTATCAAAGATACTTCTGATGCTACACGATTAACTGCTTCAAGAGCTACGGTTAGGCCACCAGTAATTGTATCTAAGTTAAGTTTGCCGGGAATAGAGATAACTCTATAAACAGCAAAAATAGTTAGATACCATCTGATGACTGAGGAGGAGTGATTGATAAGCATCAATCGCCTATCCCTTTTGGGGATCCATTTAGGAACCCCAGAAACCGTTCTACCGAGTCGTAATGTGGGCTCCAACTCGAGTAAACTCGAAACTGGAGTACCCGCAATTGCTTTCTGTAACGCGAGTTGCGATACTTTTAAGTATTTGACTACCCAAACATCTCCATGATTTCTCGTTTTGGTAACGATGAAATTCAAGAAGCTGTAAAGTTGTTTAAGTCTTGAGAGGTATTTCCCTTTATCAGTAAAGCAGGCCGAAAACATTCGGAAACCTACATTATTGAAAAGGTTAGCGATAGTAGGTCGGGAATTTCTTCCCTTCCCCTGTCGCAGAGATACTAACGCACCTTTCTTTGTGATAACTTTAAAAAAGTTACCAAGTTTCCCTGATATAGAAATTTTTAAGTGACGTAAAGTCCTTTGAAATCTCGTAGCAGGGATATGATCCTTTGATCGTGGTGTCAAAGAGCCAGGTTTTTGAACTCTAGCGGTAGCAGACGTCGAATAAAATCGATGTCCGTTACCATTCGTGGGTTTAGATCCCGAGGGACCAGAATACCCATTTTGGTTCCCGGCGTCTATCCAACGATAGAATTTTCTAATCAAAGCTCTTATAACCCAAACTTTTCTATATAAGAAAAGGGAGATCCTTGTTAGTATAATTAATACAAACAGAGATTTCCAGTAACGGTTATCTAATTCTAGAAGTCGTACAAGAAACCAACTTAGTTTATATTCCTTAAACAAAGAAAAGAATCCCACTATGATAAGTAGAATTAGTGTTGCCATAGCTTCAAAAGTAAGTTAAGATTATGGGAAATTACTGTATATCCATAGTAATACGCACTTAAGGATATCCCACCGCATCTCAGGTGGGGCCTTATTGTATTACCTTAGGAATATGTTTTCGATGCCGTACTATGAATAGATATCCTTCTTTTGAAAGGTACTCATTTCTGGTATAACTACCGAAGACAGCAGTGTTCCGGTTGTCGAGGACCGATGAAGTTATTTCATCTACCTTCTGCAACTTACTAGCGGGCGTCCAATATTATCGATATTAGTCTGTTGCCACGGATTTCACGTGGTCAGTAATATCCAATAATAAAAGATAGCTTCTAGAGTCATTACATCAATTGTAAATTACTCAAGCTCAGTACACTCTTCCAACCGCTTTTAAGCTTAGATCGAAAGATCGCTTGGCGTTTATAAGCTCATTCTCTAATCTTAGTCGGAACTGGCGATAACATTTGCTGAAGGATTATACCTTAAGTAAATACGTCAACCGTACAAAGAGGTTAACCCCGTTAATTATCACTAATTAATAGGACGGACCAGTAAAAGAGAGTGAACTAATAAATCACACTCAGAATTCGAAAGTAGCTTAACCGCTATATTACGAATAGAGACCCAAAAATCTGATTGCAAGTCCTTATAGTTGTCAGACATTACTCCAACGAGTTTGTTAAGCTCCTATAAGGGCGCGCAGGTGAATTATTGGATACTCGTAATTAGTTCGATTTAACGACGAACGAAATTATGAATGTCTATTAAAGCACCTTCGGGCAGATGTATTTCCCTTCACCTATCCAGTTAGCTGGATAGGGGGCAAGTACAAGACCCTCAAGTCTCCGGGTTAGTGACGTCATAACAATGACACTAGCTACCCGTAGATCCGAGATCTTTTCTGCAAGCAGAATACTTCACATTATCCCTAGACATGGATTCCCTTCTGGCAAGAAGGCCCATGCAGGCTGTGAAGCAGATCCCAGTTTCGACTGGCGTCTGAACGAGGGTAAAACCTCGAAGAAACGGTTTGTCGTTGGATTCATCATCCAGCGGTGTTTTACCGATCAAGAGAAGTCAGTGTTATGCTG